TTGATGACTACGGAGAGGCGGTTGATCTGCAGAACCTAGCAGTTGGGTTGCTAGACTCACCGACTGTCAGAGGCAACGATCCTCTTTCGATCATGCCTGCACCACAGCGATTCTTTGATCCTGACAGCAAGGCATTTAAGCCGTTCCTGCAGGGTGATTTTGAGAGTGGCGGCAGATACCTTAGCATGGGTGAGGGCCAGCGTGATGTCTCTGGCATGTACCCTGACAGCGCATCTATCGCCATCTCTCCTGATGGCAAGCCAAGCTTTCAAGTGTCTGGTCAGTCTGCTACAGGTCTGCCTTCTCAAAAAGGGCGCCAAATCAAATCTAACCTATTCAAGAAGTCAGCGGGTTGGGACTGGACCAAGGTCCCTGAAGGGTTTGACCCTAACCCAGACAAAAGCTTTAGCCTAGTTTCTGTCGAGGATGGCAGTAAGCATTACTACTCTCTGGGGTCTAACTACCCAGAAGGTGTAAACCTGAAGCGCTACCCCATGTCTAAGGATGAGCCACGATTGCGGCCAACTATGAAGGGCGAGGTTTCGCTAGGCAATGTAGTTGGTGAGATCGAGGTCCGAGGCAAGAAGCACCCGGTGTATGACAATGTTACGGTGCAGCCCAAAGCTGCAGTTGCAGCCGCTGCACTAGGCACAGGTTTGCTAGGCGCTAGTGAAGAGAGCGATGCGAGCTTTGTAGGGGCGTTTTCAAAACTTGGTGCAAGCCGTGCAGACTTAAAAGGCATGGCTAAAAAAATGGAAGCGGAGGGATTGTCGCCAACAGAAATTAGGGAAAAGACTGGTTGGTATAAAGGGAATCAAGATCAAAAGTGGCGAACAGAGCTACCAAACACCAACACAAAAATGAACTTGCCAGATGTGGATTTTGCTAAGACGGATGAGACGCAAATCGTAATGAGGCTTGATGATGTTGTTGATGACGCTGAATTGTTGTCCCAATATGATGTTGATGTACAGGATGTAGATTCAGGATTTAATCTTGGAGAAGGAGATTTTGATGAGCTCGATGGCTGGAGAACTATCGGCAAACTCGGAAACATTCAAGTGGTGTTTGACAGCGAGATGCCACCGGGAGCCGGAGGATATGGCGGGAATACAATCACAGTTAGCGCACTCAGCTCTCCGGAAGAAATGCGTGCAACAATCCTGCATGAGATACAGCACGCCATTCAAGAGAGGGAACTGTTTGCGGGGGGAGCCAACCCTTCAACCTTTGAGAAGGACAAGTTTATATCTGGTATGTGGAATGAAAGCCTTGAAAAAAGGTTAGCAGATCTGGATGAAGAATATCTTGTAAAAGATCAATATGGGATGTCCAATTTAAGCCTTGAAGACAGGGAGGCGCGTGACAGCCTGCGCTTAATGAAGATGCTGGCTGATCGGTTTAGAGAGGAAAGCGCAAAAGCGGGCACTGACAATCCTTTTGATATGTATCTCGCCAGCGCAGGCGAGGTAGAGGCACGCAACGTAGAGCTCCGCGACAGGGCCATGAGCCCTAGTGGATTGCTAAAAGTAGCGCCATTTGAAACTGAGTCAGTACCATCCGCTAATCAGATATTTCGCCCGGAAGACGATCCAATTCAAAGGTTTAAGAACCTAATTGATGAGCGATATAATTCTTATCGGCAACCAGACCCAACATTAACACTCGATGATGACTTTGCCAGAATGCAGCAAACCGCAGATGGTGGGATCATCAATCAAATGATGGCTCAGAATGCCAGAAAAGCACAGCTCGCAAAATATGGCGATGCGCTCAAGAGCCGCAGGGAAGCTATCAAGCTTAAAGACACTACGCGCAAACTGCTTGACGTTGATCGTCCCGGCACCTTACAGCTTGGCACTGAGTTTGCTATGCGAGGCACTGAAGATCTGGCCAAGGTTATTGTGGGCGCAACTGGCAGCCTGTTTTCTCCTGACTCTGGATTTTACGAGAAGGTGTCTGGCTCTGATTCTGTGTTTGGCAAGCCGTCCGAGGCGTATGAAGATGTCACAGGTGCAATTGCTGCTGGCCTTGAGAAGTATGTAGTACCAGAGCTCAAAGAGGCATTTGCATGGAAGGGCGATTCCGGGCGCAGTATTAACGACAAAGTTGACAAGACAGTACAGGACGTTGTGGCTGCATATACGGCCACACCTCAGTCTTTCCAAGATGCTGTCACGCCACGATTGCCTTACGCTGCAACATTGGTGCTTTCCGCATATGGCTATGGCGCTGGTAAAGCTGCACTGCAGGGCGGTAAGCGCATTGTAGGTGAGCCGGGTGGACCGGGCATACTGGGGCGGCTAAACCCTTTAGAGGGCGAGCTGGTGATGCCTGAAGGCTTACCTAACAGTAAACCAATCGGACTATTGCAGTAAAAAATGTTAAAATCGGCCAATAATCGGAGTAGATAATGGCACTAACAAATTACACAGAGCTGAAGGCCAGTATGGCGGACTTTCTTAACCGCCAAGACCTGACCGCAGTAATACCGACATTTATCAGTCTAGCAGAGGCTCAGATGGCCCGTGATGTGCGTCACTGGCAGATGGAGAACCGGGCAACGGCTACCCTGAACGATCAGTACCTGACCCGTCCTAGCGATTGGGTGGAGACTATCCGCTTTACCATACTGGGCAATGGCACCAGACCCCTGCAGTTTCTAAGCACGGCAGCAATGGATGAGCGCAGAGCCAGCAGTGACAATGTTGCTGGTGAGCCCCGGTTCTATCGACACATTGAGGACCAGTTTGAGGTATTCCCCTCACCTGATAGCAATGCCAGCACAGAGCTGGTTTACCTGCAGAAAATACCCGCACTGTCAGACACCGCTACAACCAACTGGTTGATGTCTACAGCCCCTGACGTTTACCTATACGGTAGCCTTCTCCACTCGGCCCCTTACCTTGCAGAAGACGCTAGGGTGGCTGTATGGGCACAATTGTACAGTGCAGCGGTCAAGAGACTGAATGAGGAGTCAGACAGCGCTAAATACTCAGGCACAGGTCTGGGAATGCGCGTTAAGGGTCTCGATACAAGCAGGTCTGCAAATTACTGGAGAATGCAATGAGCTTCACCCCCTATCTAGAGAATAAACTGCTGGGCCATGTTTTGACCAATACGGCTTATACCTCGCCTACCACGGTCTATGTGGCTTTATATGCAGGAGATCCGCTAAATGGCGGGACCGAAACTACCGGGACCGGGTATGCTCGCCAATCCGCGTCTTTTTCTGTGACGGCCTCGGCAGGCACTAACACAAATAACGTGGAATACAACGCTGGCTCAGACTGGGGCATTATCAACTATGCTGCGATCCATGACGCTATAAGTGGCGGCAATATGTTGATCTCAACCGGCCTGCAAACAAGTAGAGATATTGTCACTGGTGATATTATTCGCTTCTCGATAGGCGATATAGATGTGACTCTGACATGAAGTACGGGCAGTTTTATTACAGCTACGGGGTATATGGCACTGAGGGCTCGCCCAATATGTACTTGGCCTCTAGCAGCTCTAGCGCCACAACAATGTTTTTGCGCAAGCTGGTAAGAATATTTGCTGACTCGGTTACTCAGTCGCTGATGACGGCTAACCTAATTGGCATCTGGGATACAACACCACTGAACCCGGCAACGTGGCAAGATGCATCACTGAACCCGGCAGTGTGGACAGATCAAACAGCGTCAGATGCAGACTGGCAAGATACTAGGACTTGAGGACAAATTAAATGGCTACAACAAATTATTCTTTTGAAGTACCAACGGTTGGGGCAGACCTCAATACTTGGGGCGGAGATCTAAACGCCAACACAGAAAAGCTGGATGACCTTTTAGGTGGCGATCAGCCGGTTACTGGCATTGATATAAACAGCGGCTCAATTGACGGTACAGCGATTGGCGCTAATGCTGCATCAACGGGTGCCTTTACTACCGTATCGGCCTCTGGTGGCGTTACAGGAGCTCTTACGGGCAATGTGACAGGCAATGTGACTGGCAACGTAACTGGCAACGCAGACACCGCAACAGCATGGGCTACTGCTCGCACTATCTCTCTGACAGGGACTATTACCGGCAGCACTAGCATGGATGGCTCAGGCAATGTCTCGATAGCAACATCAGGCGGCATAACCAACGATCAAGTTATAGACCTCATTTATCC